CAAGTGCGTGTACGTCACAACAACAACACCCACCTTAGAAGTTTTTCCAAGGCGGATGTGGCTGCTGTGTTCCAGCAAACACTCGCATCAAAGATGTGACTTTGACGACAGACACGGCTAATGACCTGTACAAGACATGAACAAAGAAAAAATAACTTCTCACTTCTTACGGACAGGACTTGAATTCCTAACTGAGCTAACTACACTATATATTTCATCTTTCTCCTCCAACTGCAACTTCATTTCACTAATAGCCTTCCGAAGTTCATTCAACTCACTATGCGTGGCTAAATCGCGCTTCTTAAAAACTGCAAACTCTTCAGCTGCAGGGGGCGCATAACTCAAGACTGACAGACGAGAAATACCGTCAACAGCTACACCAACCGTCGAGGTAGGAAAAACTACTCTAAAAGTACACTCACTAAAACCTGGTAAAGCGGTTATAGACGAAGTTATATTAAACTGTGTGAAAACAACATCATTGGCAATTGCCATTCCAAATGGGTTAAAACCAGCTTGCAAATCAGTAAAAACACAACCATCACCCAATTCAATCGTAGCGTTCGTTAACACATTGGTTTCCATCTCAGCATAAATGTTGATTAGGAAAGACCTAGCATTAGGGCTACGGATTGTAAACGTTGTGAATGGGCCTGTAATATAATCCACCACTAAGGAAGGATTCTGTGCTGGTAAAATAGTTTGGAAAAATGCTCCAGGTATAGTTGGGCCAGACGACCCAGTTCTACAAGTACCTGTAGCAAAATAAGTATCACCAATAACCGGCATAATAGAAGGACGGGGCTTTATCAAATCAATAGAATAACCCACCCACAGTTCACCAACTTGGTTACCTGTGGCGGGACAACCTTGAGTAGCCACTTGAAACAACCCAATATCATATGCATGGGGATCACCTGCTCCTCCTTGTGCCGTTGTATCGGGTACAGGGGCATTGCGCACATAACGCCGCTGGTAAGGTAAAACCATACCCATACTACGTCCAGCCACATCAACTTGATGACGCGCCACGGTTTGATACGGAGGGAAATTCGCATTCCCTTCGTAATTCTCCATGGCCTCAATACTAGTAAATGGTGGCTGAATAACATCATAGTTGGTTGCCATAATCACCTTACCAAGGGCGGGGTTAGTACCGGACATTACCTCTCCACTTGTTGTACGATATTCAAACCACAATTTATTAAACTTATACAACTCATAGTTAGCAGCAACCGTACTAAGCCAAGGAAAACAACGTGGTAATCCCGGATTAATAGCGCATTGAATAATATTCGTAAAATTCGTTGCTGAAACTACCGTTTCAATTCGCTCCATACGTTCAGAAATAGTGGTTATATATGGTCGGGAATTAGAAGAACTTCCTTTAATGGAACTAATCTTTCCTTTCCCACCACGAAGGACAGCATTACGCATGTCCCCCATATTGCCTTTCTTACTTTTAAACATACCTAAAATCGGACCGTGTCTAGCTACTGAATTCACCCGGTTTGACACACCGCGGTAAATAGGATTCCGAGTAAGATCTTGTTGACCTGTTACCCACTCTACAATCCCTTTCCTGTTCTTTTTCCCTTTTGGGCTCTTCCTTGTAACAACAGTAGTTACAACTTTAGTCGCTTTCTTCTTTCTTGGCATAGATTTTGTAAACTCCAAAATCTGCGGATAGCCATTACAAACACCGCAGATATAAAGCTTCAACTTCCTTCAACCAGGGTAAATTTGATTCATACCCCAGATAGAGAGTTTTTAACTCAGCATCAGTCTTGAAAGTGTTCTGGATTTCAATCCACGCAACACCATTCACCTCACCATAAAAGGTTGAACTGTACTCTCTAACAAGAAAATTTATATAGTCATTTAAATACTCACGACATTCCAAACTCCCCCAGGTATCCATACGAAGGGCATTGGCACGCAGAACGTGCCAACGTGGATCATCCACCGTGGCACCATAACGTAATGAGGCC